TCAAAACGAAACTAATGGAAAAGAAACGTGATTTTGAAGGTAAGACGTTAACTCGTGAATTTTCCGGGTCATTAGTTGACAGAAAGTTAAACGAAGAAGATAGGACTATCACTTTTCCCTTCTCTTCCGAGGCTCCCGTGTCACGCGGCTATCTAGGAAATGAAACGCTAGACCATAGCGAAGGTGCTATTAATTTTGAAAGACTCAATAAATCAGCCCCGCTACTTTTCAATCACAATCCAGATGTTGTCATAGGAGTTGTCGAAAAAGGTTGGCTTGATTCAGGTGAACGCCGAGGAATGGCGACAGTTAGATTTGCTACTAACGCCGCTGGTAATGAAGCGTTTGAAATGGTTCGCACTGGTATTTACTCAAATGTGAGTTTTGGGTATGCAGTCGGGAAGACCAAAGAAATAGACGAAAATAATTATCGTGTTTTAGAATTTTTTCCGCACGAATTAAGCTTGGTTTCTATCCCTGCTGATTATGAAAAAGTTGGAATAGGAAGATCAAAAGAAGCGGAAGAAAAGATAGATAATAATATTGCTATGCCTGCAAAGCAAGAATCAAGTAATATGGAGGCACAACGTATTAACGACGTTCAAAAAGCGGCTTCTGTCGCATCACAAACTCAACTTAAAGAGAAAATGACTGACACCCCTGATCTTAGTGTGGTGCGTTCCGAAGAGCGCAAAAAGGCTCAACAAGAAGAGCGTTCCAGAATCACAAACATCAGCGCATTAGGCGCACAACATGGTTGCGAAGATTTAGCAACAACATTAGTAGAAAGCGGAGCTTCAATTGACGAAGCAAGAGCCGCCGTATTAGAGCGCATCGGTGCAAAGCCTGTTGAAACTGTTTCTCAGGTTGACATGACTCAAGAGAAAAATATTGACTACAAGTTAACAACTGGTATTCGTGCCGCGTTAACAGGTGATTGGTCATCTAAGGAGGCTGGTTATGTTCGCGAGCTTTCACAAGAGGTAGAGAGATCAGGTGTTAAAAAGACAACTGAAAGATCATTTTTAGTTCCTTACACTGCTTTAACAAAAAGGGCAACTTACGTCACATCGGGAGCAACTACAGGAGGAAACCTTGTAGCGACTGACCTAATGGCTGATGACTTCATCGAAGCCTTGAGAAATTCAAGCGTGATGATGTCTTTAGGTGTTAAGGCACTTCCCGGTTTAGTTGGTGATGTTGCAATTCCTAGAAGATCAGGTGTAGCTGCTACTTATTATCTTTCAAGTGAAACTACAGCAATCACACAAGCTGAAAGCACATTTGATCAGGTGACATTGAGTCCCAAAAATCTAGCGGCACTTTCAAAATATTCCAGACAAACTCTTTTACAGGGAACACCCGGAATCGAAGAGCTAATTAGAACAGATTTAACAGATGGTTTAAACACTGCTGTAGATCTTGGGATTCTTTCAGGATCTGGTTCATCAGGTCAGCCAACAGGAATCCTCAATACAAGTGGAATTGGTTCTGTTGCTATCGGCACAAACGGCGGTGCAATCACAATTGAAACTCTCGTTAATCTAGAAGAGCAAGTCTTGATTGATAACGGCAACGTTTCGGACAATATGGCCTATGTAACTAATGCGAAGGTATTAGCTGAGCTTAAGAAACTCCGCGCGGGTGGTTCTGCATCTGGTGACGGTTCATTCTTGTTCAACACAGACATAAGCGGCATTGGACGCGGCCCAACTCCTGGCGCTGTTAATGGTTATCCTTTAGCAGTTACAAACCAAGCACCTAGCAATCTAACTAAAGGTTCTAGCTCTAGCGTTTGTTCTGCTGTTCTAATTGGTGACTTTAGCCAGTGTACGGTTGGTTTTTACGGTGCCGGGCTAGAAATAACAGTTGGTGAGGACGCAGACGACTTCAGTAAGGCTCTTACATCTGTTCGTGGGATTATTTCTTACGACGTAGCTGTTAGACACGCTGAAAGCTTCGCGGCTTGCCTAGACGTAACTACTTAATAACTTCTTTAACTGGGGGGTCTAAATGGCCCCCTTCTTTTTTTATAACAATGAAAATCTTTACTACTCGCGGTGTGATTGCTAGCGGTCAAGCTTTAGAAGCTGGCTCGGTTTATGACGTTAGTGACAAAGATGCTTCTACATTAATTGCAATGGGAAAGGCAAGAGAAGCAACAGCAGAGGATGAGGCTCCCGCATGTCCTCCAACTCCACCCGCAAAACCAAAAGCTAAAAAAGTTAAGCCAATTTTAGAAGAAGTAAATGGCGCTGAGTGACGACCTAACAGGATTTTTTAG